CGAGGAACTATACGAAATTGGTTCCAACGAATCCGCTCTACCTTGTGAAAGAATGTATTACCTCATTGAGACTTACTCTGACAGTTTCAGTGTTCCAAAGTATATTGCTTACGGTGTGGCATATAAGGAAACTAGATATAGAGGTCCTTTAGATACCCTATATAACCCATTTCTAACTTCTCACGCTGGCGCGGTTGGGGCAATGCAAATCATGCCTCGATACGCATCATATTTTGCAGAAAGGTCGGTCACAAAAAAAGAATTAATGAATAACTTGGAAACCAATGTTTGGTTATCAATGAAAATACTTGCTCAGCATTATGAAAGATATAAAAATTGGTCACTTGCTTGTGGTACATATAATACAGGAAAACCTACATTAAACAAATACGCAAAGTTTTGTGGCGACAACTCAAACTTTGTTAAGAATTGGGTTAACCTTGATTCTTCGAAGACTCGATTTTTTCTTGCAGAACTCTAACAAATTCGTTCTGTACCATTTTTAAAAACTTAATGTAAGCAGCGTCTTCTTTTTCGGGGTCATACTTGTATTTTCCTTGTGGTGGTCTCTTTCCTCTTCCAAAGAAGTTGAGGCCAGATATATTGGTGATACACTTATGGCCCCCACTGTTTGCCTGAATGATATCCCAAGCTGGAACAGTTATTTTATCAAGTATAGCCCATTCTTCTTCGGTTAAAGTCTCAGATGGTTTTTCCATCAAACTTTTAATTTCAACTAGGTACTTAGCCCCACCTTCCATATCCAAAAACTTTTCTCCGTAGATTGCAGCAAAGTCTTTAAACGTAAATCCTACTGACTCTTCACCTATCTTTCCTTCAGATACCCACTTAATTGTTGATAGTGGTACTTTTCTATCTTTTAGTTGTCCTTCCCACTTAGATAATACCTCTTGAGCTATCTCGCCTAAATTAACTCCTTTCAATTCTCTTTCCTTTTTAAATGGATTACAAGAAGCTTGAAGGAGTCCAAGAGGCCATGCAATAACTAAGAAGTCAGCCTCAGGGTTGTTTTTAAATGGAGTATATCTATCATAAGAACCTGGTTTCATCATGCTACCACCACCATATTGAACTATGACATTACCTTTAACATCAGGGTAATCTTTCATTTTTTCTATATAGTCCGCTTTGTTTTTCTCTAATGACTCAATTGGTGCATAATTTTTTTCCTCCATTATATCTTTTATTTTAAGAAATAAATTAAGAAGGGATGGTTTTGCCTCAGCAACCAATCTTTCTAAGAAGTTTGGTTTGTTCTTAAATGCAAGTAAAAGTTTGTTTGTTACAAGACCAAGTAACATTCTATTCTTTTTCGCAGATACATCCTTATCAAATTTATAAACATAGTTCATTACAGTCTCTGGTGTAATTTCGTTTTTGGCAAAATCAGCACTGTCAACCATTGAAATTGTTGCAACATCCTCTGTTGGGAATAAATCTGTCTTTGGTATAATCTGAGATAGTGTCTCCACGTTTGACCTTGATTGTCTGAATGACTTAGAGCCCGTTTCTTCGGCACCAGCTTGTCTATCGTGGTGGTCTGTATGAATAACGAACATCGGTTTACCGTGTGCAAAGTCAACTAAAACCGGCATAACTTCACCTCTTGCATCTGGTTTCTTCACAGACCATTCTTTGTCACCATATTGAATTACTTCAGTGTCAACCACATCAATTCCATTTGACTGTAGGTAGTCTCTCATTGCAATTGCGGTGGTTACTCCATCCAAATCTTGGTGGAAATAAATTTTTGCCTTTTTGTATCTATCAGAGAGTTCTCTAATATTTCTAATACCAGATTCAGATATTAATTTTCTCATTCTAAAGTCAAAAGATATTTGAGTTTATTAAACCCATGCAACATTTCGTCTCTTAAATTTAAAAGGTCAGAATCTTCTTGTGGGTCGAATACCTCTGTCAACTGAATTAAAAAAATACAAACTCCATCAACAAAACTTTGTACTGATATTTCAGATATATCTTGTCCTTGAATTGTATATCCTCCTTGGTAGGATGGTCTTCCGTGTTTACCCATACAAGCTTCAACAAAATCATCAATCAATTCATTTAAATCTTCATATAGTTTTCCATATGCCTTATGTTTAGCGTAAGATTTTGTCTGCCAGTGTAAAAATTTTAGTTGGATTTGAGCCTCAACTAATTTTCTGATGATATCTGAATTTTCCATATTTTAATATCCTTCTGCCGCTTTACAGGAGATTTTACCTTGTTTATCTTTTTCACAAAAAGCCTGTTTTAATTCATTATTAATACACGCTCTTCCAGTGAATGGTATTTGACGTTCACCATCAACTATAATTTTACTTTTAACATATTCGGCGGTAACTTTTTTTTCACCTTCATAATAATCACCTTCCTTACAATCTGTACCTTTCATTTCCTCTTCTTCATTCAAATAAGGTTTTGCATCACCAAGTTTTGTATTAATAAGTTTGTTGAAATTCTCGATTACGATTTTCTTTCCTCCTGAGTGTTGTTCACGGATTCCGTTTTTTTCTTCGTCAGATAAATCATTCAATAAATGTTTCATAATATTTTTTTATATAAATATAACCCAAAACAAAAATGGAGGTCAATGACCTCCATTTTCAAATACTATTTCTTGTTGTTTCTTTTTATCGACAAAGGCTTGAATCCTTTCCCTTGCAATTTCTGTATAGTTTGGACTGAGTTCAATACCAATCCATCTTCGGTCTAATATTTCAGCGGCTACGCAACTTGTTCCACTTCCATTAAATGGGTCAAGAACAATGTCATTCTTATAGGTTAAAATCTTAATTGCCTTGGTCGGAATATCCATTGAAAATGTTGCCTTAGTCATTGGTCTACTATCATTAAGATATTTCCACTGACCGAACACTAACTCCATAAACTCTTTCTTGTCTTCATCCTGATAAACAACTTTGGTCTTGAATGTCCCATCCTCTTGTTCCATTTGAGTTGGTACTCCTTTCCATTGTGGTTGACCTTTAACTTTCTTGATGTGATGTTTCTTATATGCAAGAATTACACATTCCTTCGGATTATAAATATATGGGGAGCTACAACTCATCCAACTTCCCCAAGCGGTTGTCTTACTTCTGTGGGGACTATCCTCCTCAAGGTCAACAATTCCAAAGAATTTGAATCCGATTTGTTTCATCACCTGATAAACCTCAGATACCAAAAATATACGGCCACCCTTTTCTTGACGGTTGATTTCATATGGAATATTCAACGCAATACGGCCATCGTCTTTCAAAACTTTATAAGCCTCAGTGAGCCAATTTTTACTGAACTCAAGATACTGATTAATTTCCATATCATCATCGTGAGTATCATAGGCGATGTTCACACCATATGGGGGTGATGTCACAATCAAATCAACTGAACCTTCGGGCATTTCACCCATAACTTCAATACAATCTCCGTTAATTACTTTATTTATATAGTTTTCAATCATTTTCTCTTCCAAATATATTTCTTCTCCACCACTTTCCAAAACTATTTTTTGGTTTATCAGGTATAAGTCCGTCAAAATAAAAAATACTTAAAACAAGTATAGTAAAAAATATATAAATTTTCCAAAACATTTTATTTCTCTAGATTTTTAATCTTTCTATCCAAATACCAAAGAGCCTTCTTTAGGTCTTGGAGTTCTTTGTCAGAGTCCTTTTTACCCGCTCTTGCAACATACTTAACTACGTTGAACAAATAAGCGTCCATATCAAGACCCCAAGCCTCGCATACTTTCACAACTTCATATGCGTTTTCTTCACCTCCATAATGCTGTGGGTGATTTACCATTTCTTTTGACATAAATTATTTTGACTTTACAACGTAATAATCCTTACCGTACTTACTTTCCTCGATTAAATCTTCATTTATCATTTCATTGATAATATCCAAAGTTTCTATCATTGGTTGTCTAACCAAATGTTTTGAAATATAGGATATATGAATTGGTCTTCTTAGTTTAGCTAAGAGTGTTTGTTTTAAGGAATTCATCTTTAAGTTCTTGAAATTTTTGTTCGATTTCTTCATCTTCGAAGACCAAAGAGTCTGCTCGCAAATATAGTTCAATAATTGCAGGATGCATAGTAATTTGTTCGATAACTGATTTTCCGACTATTTTTTTGTTAAATCCCATTTTTTTTTAAATTTTTTATAGTGTTTTTTTGTATTATGTAATTAAGAATTTTTCTTTTAAAAGCCGGAAGTATTGACGACTCAAGTGGGAAATCATACACAGCTTTCAACTCAAATATAGGTAATTTTTTCTCTATATCAAAGTCAAAAACAAAATTATCTTCTGTTTGCTTTAAGAGAATAACATTCATTTTGGTATCAATTGTTATTCTTTCTTTTCTTTCTATTTGATATTTCCATACTTTTCTTCCAGTTTGGAAATCAGAATAAAAATACCCGGTTAACTCATGGATATTTTTTTCATTCTTTATAATCTTCAAACTAATTGAATCATAAACAATGTTCCAAACCGCTTTCATCATATTGAAATAATCCAACACTTTTTGACCTGAGTATTTTACAATCTCAGTAAACTCATCATAATCTTTTTCATCTATGATTGGGACGGGTTTAAATTTTAAATCTGATATTAAAATTTCATCGTCAACATTAAATAATTTCTTTTCAAAGTACAATGTTTTAAACTCGCCAGATATTGATTGGAGGTTTGCAAGATGTATTGAAAGTTCTGTATAGGTTGGGTATACTTCAAACTTATCTATTTTTTTATCACAATACTTTAGGAAATCCATTAAGACATATTGTTTATGTTCTAGGTCAATGGGTTGCGTATAAATCCACTCCGGTCCCATTTTAAATAGGGGTTTTTCCTTCTTAACCTTATTTACATCAACATCTTGCATTAATTATGTCTAAAAATATAATACTCTCTTTCATTGAATCTGATTGTGTCGTAACTATTGTCATATGATGACATTTGTCCGTAATCTTCATTATCTATAAGATACTGAACTAATGCACTTTTGTCAAGGTAATCGTCAATATCACTACCCATATTACTTAGATATTCTTTGTAATTATCAACATAGTAATCTACAGTATCTGATATTTTTTCTTGAATTGCATCTTCTTTATACTCCCCTTCAGGTGAATCATTAATTTCATCTATCTCAGTTTCAATTTCTTGGATTCTGTTGTTTATTTCATCATATGCATCGTCTTCAGAATCTAAATCACTTAATCTTACTTCAAGTTCATCTTTTTCTGTTTCCAATCTTTGTATTTCTTCTTGTTGACTTCTGCTTAATTCTTTATCATTTTCATCAAGGTATGAATCGGGATTATCTCTAACATCATTTTCATAGGTATCTTCAATTTCGCTTCTTAATCTATCCATATCCAAGTTATCTTCAATAACCCACTGGCTAAAACCTTCTGTTCCCACCTCATCAACATAATTTTCCCAATAGTCTTCAAATGCTATATCAACTTCACCTCTTGTTCCCAAGAAATATTCTTCACCGTCTGAATCAGGTAATTTTGATTTGAATAACACAAGTCCGTACAGTTTTCCATCTGGA